GTTTGAAATGTAAAAATGTGTAAAAATAATAATGTACAACAAATAAAAATATTGATTTAGAAAAATGAATATTTTTATTTATTTATTAAAGACAACAAACTTAATAAAATTATATAATAACTGGAATATGAAAAAACTAAAAGTAAATTACATTTATAAAAAATTAAATCCTATACTATTTGATGTTTCTTTGAGAGATGGACTACAAGGGTACTCCAAATATGAACAATCGTTAGTTACACTGGAAACAAAAAAGTTAATATATAGCAACATTTGTTTTTTTCACGAACCTAAAAATATAGAAATTGGGTCAATTGTGAATCCAAAAATTTTACCAGTTATGGCGAATTCTTTGGAGTTGTTTAAAGAACTTTCAATAGAAAAAACTGAGTTAAACCAAACAAACTATTCACCCAACTTATACATGTTGGTTCCTAATAAAAAAGGATGTGATACTGCAATTCAAAATGGAATTACAAACTTTTCTTTTTTAACATCTGCTTCAGAAAGTTTTCAAAAGAAAAATATTAACAAAACAATTCATGAAACAAAGAAAGAATTAAGTGAAATGATAAATGATATAAATATTCAACAGTTTAACAACCCTTCGTGTGACTATAATATGAAACTATATATATCTTGTGTGAATGAATGTCCGATAGAAGGAAAAATAAGTAATGATACTATTATAAATGAAATTATTTACTATAACAAAAATACCAACGTGAATGAATTTTGTTTATCAGATACTTGTGGAACATTACTGTTCAAGGACTACCAATATATTATTGATGAATGTCTGCAACAAAAAATAGACTCTACAAAATTTTCATTACACTTACATACTTCCGAAAATATTGATAACATTCGTGATATTGTTCATTATTCGCTGGATAACAACATTAAAAAATTTGATGTTTCTACAATTGCAACCGGTGGTTGTTCTGTAACAATGGACAAATCAAAATTAAAACCAAATATGAGTTATGAGTTATTGTATAAACTTTTTGATGAATATATTGATAAAAAAGAAGACAAATAAATAATATATATTACGTTCATTATCATATAAATATTTTGACTTTAATAATAATAATCAAAATATTTTAATGTCATTTCAAATTCATGAACCTATAATGGAAAAATTGAATTTCTTTTACAAAACCCATAAAATTCCAAACATTATATTTCACGGTGAATCCGGCAATGGTAAAAAAAGCGTAGTCAACCAGTTTATAAATTTAATATATAATCAAGACAAAGACAGAATCAAAAATTACGTAATGTATGTAAACTGTGCGCACGGTAAAGGTATTAAATTCATTCGCGAAGAATTAAAATTTTTTGCCAAAACTCATATCAACTCAAATGGCGGAGATAATTTCAAAAGTGTCATTTTATTAAACGCAGATAAATTGACGATTGATGCGCAGTCCGCATTGAGACGTTGTATTGAACTGTTTAATCACACTACCCGTTTTTTTATAATTGTAGAAGACAAATATAAACTATTAAAACCGATTTTATCAAGGTTTTGCGAAATTTACATACCAGAACCAGTGATTAATAAAAAAGAAATCAACTTGTATGAACACATTTTGAACAAGACTTTCAATCTAAAAGAAATCAAAAATCAAAAAAATGAATGGTTAAAAAAATTTATAGCGAAAAACATGACGTCTGAACTAACACACGAAAAATTAATAACTCACACAACAAAATTATACGAAAAAGGTTATAGTGGACTAGACTTGGTTGAATATATTGAAAAGAATGAAATAAACAATGTAACCGAAATTAAAAAGTATGAACTACTATTTACTTTCAACAAAATACGCAAAGAATTTAGAAACGAAAAAATATTAATATTATTTATTTTGAATTTTGTTTTTTTGAGTTTAGAATACAATTTAGAAAATATTTCTTTTATGTAATATGGATGACTTTAATGTTTCAAGTTTACACGAATCAAAAAACGAATGGGGTACACGTTTATTAACTATTTTAACTCCGCATATTGTAGACGGGGTAAAATCTATTTTTGATGAAGCATTGAAACTATGTAAAGACAATAATGAAATGGATAAGTACTTGATGACTTTTCAAAATTTTATTACTAGAATTCCACAATGGAATCCTACAATCATTGAAACCGAAAGAAAAAGAATTGTTGAAAAAAGTGGGTGTAACTATTTAGAAGATTTAGTAACATGTGTTCATATAATCCAGTTGAAGTTACTAACAGCAATTAGAGTTGGGCAAAAACAACGAAAAATAGATGTAAGTATTCCAAAAGTTGATGATTTTATTCATAAAGTATACATAAATATTGCAAGAAAAGTTTATAAAAATGTATACTTATTTGAAATAAATATTCCTCCATTACAAATTCAAAAACACTTCCGAGAATTAGAAATTATTGTACAAGAGTGTATATTAAACACTGTTAGAGATAGTATTCCAGTTGAAAGTATTTTACAAGCATATATGGATCAAACAGTTGAGGAAGATGTGGTTGAAGAAGTAAAAGAACAAATTATAGAACAACCTACCAAAAAAGAAGAAGAAACTCAAATTATCAAAGAAGGTGGAAGTATAGAGGAAAAAGGAGAAAAGGTTGAACCAGTTATAAATGAAACTATAGAAAATAAAAGTGAAAATGACTCCCCAAAAACATTGGAAACAACATTTACTGATATTGAAAAGTCTAATCGTTTGTCTTTTAACGACACTGACTATGCAATAGATGAACATAACAACGAACACACTGTAGAAGCACCTAAAGATTTAGACCGTTTAGAACAAATAAGTGTTGAAAGAAATGCACAACGTAAATTAGAAACAGACGATGACGATGGTGATTCTAAGTTAAAAATTATGGACGAAGATGTAAAATTAGATAACCTAGATATTCATAATATAGATGAACCCGAGTTAAACCTAATACCAGATTTATTACTTGATGACATAGAAGTTCTTGTTTAAAAATTAAGTTGTTTTATCTATTATTTTGCGTAAAATAATAAATAACTTTGTTCTATTGTAGTTTAAATCATTATTTGTAATGAGTAATATATTTGTTGTCGCCGCCATTATTTCTATTGTATTTTTTATTGCTAAGTTTATTGAAATGAGATTTATTGAAAAAGAAAATAAACCATTAAAATATTTAATTAGAGACTCTCTTTTAGTTTATTTTAGTGTTATTTGTGGCAATTTTGTGATTGACCAGTTAAAACCAGTAATGGAAGAAGGAGGAGGAAAAGTAGCAACAGAAGTTTTTGTAGATAACCCTAGTTTTTAAAGTATTATTTTGTATACTTAATATAAAATAATATGAATATTCAGAGTGATAGTTCCGATGATGAAGAACAAGATACAAAACAAATATATTTTCCAGATGAACATAAATTATTAACTTCTGATAATTTACTAATTGGTCACCACTATTATGTAATTGAAAATACAACAAATGGGAAACACATACTATATAGAAGACCAAATAATTATTATAGTAGTGGTCCATTTACGTACTATGGAAAATATATTGAAACTTATATGCAACCAAAAATATTACACGACTTAAACAATGAAGTTATATTTATAAATATATACAAGTTTTATGATAAAAATGGCGATTCATTTTCAGATAAAATAAAATATACGAGAGACAACTTTGATAAAAATAATATTGAACTATACCGAAGTAGTAACGTACCAACTTATAAACATAACTACCTATATCTTGATGAAGAAAGTGTAGTTAAAGAGTCCCCTCCACTTGTAGAAGAAGTAAAAATTATAGACAAAACTGCAAGAAACATTCAAATTCCAAGAAATACAAAAGTTATTCCAGTCGCGGAAATATTAGATGAACCATCAAGTGATGAAGAAGAACTATTTACTCGGTTAAGAAAATACTTTGGTGGAAAAAAGAAGAAAAGAAAAACACGACTAAAAAATAAAAAAAGAAAAAAAACACGAAGACGCAAGAGAGAAAACTAACGCCCTGACCAAACTTTTACATAAGGCACTGGAGACTTTTTGTATTTATTTATATAATCCTTATATTGATGATAAGAATATCCCCACCCATATTCGCCATTTCTATACGCGGAAATACTACCGAATAAAGATTTTATTTTTCGTAATTCTCTACACTCTAATGAAATGACAAGACCATAAATTCTTTCAAGACAACAGCGGTCACTGCGACATTTAATTACTTTCAACATATTGAATAAATTATACTTTTTTTGCAAATGGTCTATAAAATTATAACTTATATAACTCTGAACACCAAAACACCCATCCCAATTTTGTTTATGTAGTCCTAAGGTTTCATATTTGGTGTCATTAAGTTGTCGCAGTTGTTTAACTACTTCATAATTATTTTTTAAATAATAACTAATTTCCAACGACCTTGTATAATTTTCTTCTTTACAATGAGAGAAATGCCATAGTGGAACTACCTTAAAATTTTTTAAACTATCAAAATTAATTTTTCTATGTATAAAAACACTATCGTGGATTATTATTGCATTTTCAAAAAAATGGTGTTTGTGAAAATAATAATATGGTAACAACTCTCCCCTTTGAGGAAATTCTGACTGTATATATTCTATATTTTTATATTCAAAATCAGCTTTTACAAAATCTTTATTACTATTGTCGTCAATCACTACTATTTTTCGCATAGGATAAAGTCTACGAATACATCTTACACATTCATTCCAGTATTCATTTGTTAATTCTGAATTCACGTGTCTTAATATTATAAATCCATAACTCATTTATTATATTATAATTCATATATAAAATAATAATTATAAAGTTGCATAAATAAATTTTATTTTTCATAAAAATATGGTATTTCATCAATATTGATTATATTTTCGTTTTTTGGAACAGTTTTTACATTGTACTTGTCAAACTCTTTTCGTTCTAACTGCGCTTGTGGTGTATGGTTATGAACATAACGAGCAATCATCTTATATAACTTAAAATCTGGATATCTCTCTTGACCATTATTTTTATATAGTATATTGATTCCATTATCATCTAAACACCATTCTACGATTAGTCTCACTAATGGTGTACACTCGTCAAAGTCCGAAATCTGGTCCATATCTTCAATTATATAATCAAAAATGGAACAAGCTAGTCTACATAAATCAAAACTATAATTAGGTTCTAATCTTGGTTTTTTACTATTAAAATATGGTTCAATGTTGTACTGTGTTGCAGCATCTTCTCCATTTTTAAAACAGTCACTACAAAATTGTTTGTTTCCATATCTATAAATACCGCGTCCAAAGTCTATTACCTTATAAATTCTTCCATAAGTTGGAACTTTATAGTACGTACCATTATAACAATAATATAAATGTTTTTTTTCTGTTGGATTGTACATTATATTGTTTGTATGTAAATCATTATGTGTGAAAGAAAATGCTTTTTGATATGTTATTAGGGTCATTATTACTTGCATTAATGCCGAAAATATTTCGTCTTCACTCAGTTCATCATTACAAATTAAATCATCCAACGTATTTTCACATTTTTCCATACAAATAACTTGAATGGGTAACTTTTCCAATGTAACATCTACTCGTTCTTCTTCAGATTCACTACTGCCCGATGATTCATTTTCATCTGAATAACTATCATTTTCCGAATCATTGTAACTTTTTTTTTGAATAATATTATCTTTTGAAGAAGACGCAGATGAAACAACTTCTATTATTTCATCATTTGATGTGTGCGATGTTCTTGAAGAACAAGATGAACCACTTGATGCATTAGATTTAATAGTACTACTTATTTTGGGTACTTCACTACCTAGTTCTTCATTTTTCAAAGGAGATTGTAATTCCGATAATTCTATTGAAAATTCTTTTAAATTATCCAACGAGAAATGTTGCGTTTCATTTTCGTCACATTTTTCAACTGTTTCATTATCTTCAAAAATATCATCAAATAACTCGTTTTGTATAGATTTTAATGACAAACTTAATGGGTTAACCTCTTGGTCTACTATTCTAATTGGTGGTTTTTTATGGTATTCGTCTTTCAATAAAAAATTATAGTCTTCCACTTGAAACAGTACATTCTTATTTTTATTAAAATAGTCTGACTTGCATATAAAATCCAAATCATCTACTATGTTAAATACAAATTTTTGTTTAACTGCTAAAAAAGAACCATAAAAGTCAAGACCATGTTCAAATTTGTAAAGTTTATTCAACTGTGAAGTGAAAAATGTAAATAAACTATCAACATACGCTGTATTGTTTTGGTCCAAGATTTTTTCGTGGACTTCTTTACTTGTTGAATCAAACTTTGGTAAACTGTATAATGATGTATTATGTATATCATACTTTCCGATTATCATTTTAAACGGGTCTAGTAGTGGTGCCATTTTGAAAAAAATATTTTTCGTTTTTGTTTTTTCTGTCTTGTTATGTTTCAATTCACACTTGTATAAATTATAATCAACTTGTTTTAACACTTTAGTAATATACCATTCGTGGTTTAAGTTTATTGAATTATAATTTGTTTCATTTAGAGCAAAAAATTTATTATAAATAGGAACATAATTTTGAATATCAGAAATATTCGTCAAGTCTTCATCTTGAAAACTCTTAAATAGTTCACCGTTTTTCCTTTTTTCATAACTTACATTCAAATGATTCATTGTCATATTAAATATAATTATACTCTATATCTATTTTTCTTTAATTTGAACTCAAATAAATTGATTTTTCTAAAATACAAATTAAAATGCGTAATTTATTTTAAACATTTTTTCTTAATTATAATAAAATATGACTTTAGAACTAAAAAAATTTGACATGAAAACCATCAGTTTCAAACCCAATGAGTCTAAAGGACCGGTAGTTGTTTTAATTGGAAGAAGAGATACCGGGAAAAGTTTTCTTGTTCGTGACCTTCTTTATTATCATCAAGACATTCCTATTGGTGTTGTTGTTGCTGGAACTGAAGAAGGTAACGGTTTCTACGGAAAATTAGTACCCAAACTTTTTATTCACAATGAATACAATACTGCAATCATTGAAAATATTTTGAAACGACAAAAATCTGTTTTGAAACAAATCAAAAAAGAAATTGAAACTTTTAAAAGGTCTACTATTGACCCTCGCGCTTTTGTAATTTTAGATGACTGTTTGTATGACGGTACTTGGACTCGTGACAAAATGATGCGGTTATTGTTCATGAATGGTAGACATTGGAAGATAATGTTAATCATTACTATGCAGTATCCATTAGGAATACCTCCAACTCTCCGCACCAATATAGATTATGTTTTTATATTAAGAGAACCGTATATTGCAAATCGTAAAAGAATATACGATAACTACGCCGGAATGTTTCCCACATTTGAGTCTTTTTGTCAAGTTATGGACCAATGCACTGAAAATTACGAATGTTTAGTGATAAATAATAACTCAAAATCCAACAGATTACACGACCAAGTGATGTGGTACAAGGCAGACAGTCATAACGATTTTAAACTAGGTAGTAAAGAATTCTGGGATTTATCAAAAGATATGCATTCTGATGAAGAAGACGAAAAATATGACCCTAATAATGTTAAGAAAAGAGGACAAGGACCTAAAATTAGCGTGAAGAAAACCAAGTGGTAACTTTCTTGTTTTTGTTTTTAATAATTAAAAGCAAGTTAAACAACTTAAAGAGATATATCTAGTATACACTATAAGTATGCAATCACTTGATATTGTTAATTTGATTGAGTCTAATCCAATAACAAAACTCACTAATGACTACAACAACAAATTATTAATGAAAATAAAAGAAAACTTCACAGAAACAGAACAACAATTATTTATTTCTTCTTTTTATTGTTATTTAAATTATAATTCAACAACAGATTTTATTATTGATTTAGATAATATATGGAAATGGATAGGTTTTCAACAAAAGGTTAAAGCAAAAACATTATTGGAAAAAAATTTTATTATTAATACTGACTATAAAATATTGCTTTCCCAACTGGGAAAGCAAGAATCTAGTGAAGAAAAAAAACACGGTGGTCATAATAAAGAAACAATTATGCTTACAATAAAAACCTTTAAATTATTTTGTATAAAAGCAGAAACAAAAAAAGCAAAAGAAATTCACGAATATTTTGTGAAATTAGAAGAAATATTACAACAAACTATACAAGAGGAAAGTGACGAATTAAAAAAACAACTTAGCGAAAAAAATGAACAACTATCAATAAAAGAAAAAGAATTGGAAGAAAATAAAAAAATGTTGGAAGAAACTGAAAAAATAATCAAGTGTAACGAAATTCCAACAATTTATATTTTCAATATTGACACCACAAGGGAAACCCCAGAGTTAAAAATTGGTGTTACACATAATGTATCAAAAAGAATCAAACCATACAAGCAAATATGTAAACATGGTAAATTAGAATTTACTCATACTGTTGAAAATACAAACCTAAAAACTATGGAATACTACATACATTCATTGTTATCGTTTTCTAGAGTAAAAGATGAGGTTTTTCAAATAGATGTTGAACAAGCAAAATTAATTGTATTAAATGTAATTAATTTATTTGAGACAGTCAGTATAACAAATAATTCAGAAAAAGTATTGAAACTGAATCAGTTACTTGAAAAAATAAAATCAGAAATAAAAATTTCAACTGCGGAAATTGCTTGTCAAACTGATTTTGATGAAAGTGTAGTAGAAACAACACCATTATTATTTTATGATAACAATATTAAAAATAATTTCAATCAATTTATTGATGAAATGTGTATTATTAGAAATGACGTTGAAGTTTCAAGCAAAGATATTGAAGGACAATATCGTTTATGGAATAAAGAAAGACCAAAAAAAGAAACATTTCATGCATTCAAACATTACTTGGACACTAGATTCAAACCGTGTAGGTTAGAAAAACAAGATAAAGGTCACGTTGTTTATGGTTATAAAGGTGTTTCGTTAAAAGCAATTGAATATAAAAAAAATATTATCCAAAGTGATGCACAAACATTCATTTTTCAAGTATGTAAATTTTCACCAAGCGGCACTATTTTAAATACCACATTAACAGAAGAATTTCAAAAATGGAAAAAAAGTGTAGGTAAGGAAATAAATGGAAATGAAATCAATGAAATAAAAGAATATCTGAAAAATTGTGAATATACACTGTACACTACAATTTGGACCCCTTATGGTAACGGTCAAGGTTATTATGGATTATATTTGAAAAGTGATGAATATAATTTTAAAAAAACATCAACAACTGGTAAAAAAGTATATAAAAAACATTTTGAAACAAATGAAATTTTAGGAACTTGGGATACAATTGCAAAAGCTGCGCAGTATGAAAATATATCTGCAACTAAAATGAGTAATGCAGTAAAACTAAAAAAAATATTTAACAATGATTATTTTTATACAACTTGATACTTAAATTATTATTTATTACAAAGTATAAATAATAATTACACCAACACAACAATAATTTTACTCTTTTCCACAAGATGAAAATATACTTGTCAATCTTTTGATTGTCATACTTTGTAGACTTAAAAATATTTAACAATATATTTTTAAGTCATTACACTTATATATCTAATATATATTCACCGTGAGGTCTTTTTACTAAATAGTAATCGTTGTCGTCATACAAGTAATAATAATTTGAGTTATATCCTCCATAGTAGTCTAAAAACAATAGATTAATAGCATAACTACTTGAACCATAATAACCGCCATACCCTCCATAGTAACCACCTCCTCGCCCATATCCTCCACGACCGCCTCCTCCGTGACCACCACCTCCTCCGTGACCACCACCTCCACCACCTCCACCACCTCCGTGATAACCTTCAACTCCTCTAAATACAAAATAATTAAAAACAGCAAAAATTACAATTAAAACCAACAATATATATTTAGTATTTTTCATAGTTTATATAAGTTATGAAATATTTTTTTTTAGATTTTTTATAAACCCCTTATTTTCTACGACTAAATATTTATTTTTCTTTTACTCACTCTTTTTTTTAGCAAAAGGACCACTAATTAATTCACTTTGTCCATTATCAGTTTTTCCAGTAATAATATTATCACCTTCAAATAATTCTTTACGAATATCTGCAGATGAAATAACATCTTGTTCTTTCAAAAATGTTTCTTGTGTATTCATATTATTTACACCAATCAAATTACCTTCTTCATCTATGGTTTGTGTTAAAGAAGCACCAGTAGTTTCTGCTTTACGAATATTTTCCTCAATTGCCTTTTTCTTAGTTTCTTTCACACGTTGTTCAAATGCAGTTTTAGCAAAATCTTCGTTCTTCGTCTTCTCGTGCATTAACTGATTCAATTCCTCTTCCATATATTCAACTCGTCCAGTTTTATACGCCTCTGGGTCCCAAGGCATCCATAAACCAACTGGTCCAACAAATACATCGTGGTTAGGATCCAACTCACGCAACATCTTACAACGCAACTCAGCTTCTTCCATTGTAGGATATACACCTCTAATTTTTAATCCACGTGTGCAAGTTTGAAAGTTATGTTTTACATTAAACGCATTTTCAAGGTCTTCTTCATTTTGGTCTAAAAATGTTTTGAAGTCATCTTCCATACTACTTTCTAATAAATTTTCATACTCTTCCTTAATAAATTCTTGAAAATCTTTAGTAATATCATCAAAAACCAACTTGTACTTATAAGATAAGAAGTTTAAAAATTGATGAAACTTTTCCATAGATTTAGAAAAGTCCCACTTCTTTAGGAACTGTTCAAATAAAAAAATTTCTTTTTGCTTTAAAATTTTGTCCGGAGAAACAAAAGATACACAAACAAATTTTTGTCCGGCGATTGGTTTGTCTTCTTCTAATAAATCAACATATTTAGGATTTGGTTTTCCAGATAAATCGGTTTTTCGTTCAAAACTACTATTGGGGGTACTCATTATAATTTATTTTGTATAAATTCATTTAAGTTTTTATTTCGCAAATTAATTATTTTTTAATTTTCATTTTTTTTTCTTATTATTTATTATAAATGTTTGATATTGCCGAACTTGTCAAAAGAGTTATCAAGTACCTTGTTGAAGGTTTAATGGTTGCTATTGCCGCATACGCTATTCCAAAACAATCTTTGAAGATTGATGAAATTGTTTTACTCGCATTAACTGCTGCAGCCACCTTTAGTATCTTGGATACTTATATTCCAAGTATTGGTGTAACTGCCCGTTCTGGCGCTGGTTTTGGTATTGGTGCAAATCTGGTAGGTTTCCCGGGGGGTCTATAGTAGTGTAAATTTACAAGTTAACATATGAAAGATAAATATATAGTTTATAATAAAAACTATATATTTACTCAAAAATAATCAAATAGTAGCAATAAATTCCCAATCCAGTTCTTCACATATTTTTTTCCAAATAGTATCTTGCTCTATTAGTTTCTCTCTATCTTTCAACATTGGAATTTCTGATAAGTAATGTTTCTCTCCCAATAGTTCAAACAACTTGTATAAAACATAATAGTAATGTAAAAAATTAACACGATAATCCGGACAATGTTTCGCATATGGGTATTGAATTTCCATAAAAAAATTACACAATATTTCTTCCAATTCTTGTGAAATAATAGGCGGTTTTAATCCCAACTTGTCTTTAATAAAATTGATGTGTTCATAATACTTATTGTATCCTAGTTTTTTCAGTACTTCTTTGGTTTTATAATAAGTCATTTTATTCATATCAATTCTCTCCTTTTTAATCTGTTGTTTTAAATTTTCAATCACCTCTTCTGGTATTTGTGTGGTTTCCTTTCCTTGAAACTGTGCCAAAATTTCTTTAAAATGATTAATTTTTTTATAAGCATAAAAACAAACTTCTTTAGGTGGTTCCTTATAAGATGGTTTTTCATTTTCTATTAAATACTGAACATTTTTTGAACAAGAGTTGCATATCAAAACTCCTTCATCGTCTAAGGGTATTAACTCACCTTTAAAACAATATTGACATATATCAGATGGTGTTATAAATGCATTTATATCCAAAAAAGAATCTTTTATGTTGGATAAATATTTTTTAAAAATATTATTATTTTTATTATTAATATTATTTACATCTTGATTTGTATCATCTTGATTTATTTTGAAAAAAGAATTTAATATTTTACTTTTTGACTTATTTGTATCTTCAACACCATTTTAACTATTTTTTTTATTTTCAAAATAATCAAATATATATTTAGAGTTATCTAAAAAATATTCCTTCTTTTTCATTTTAATATTTTTTATTTCTTCATTTATTTCTTCAATACGGTCCTTTAGGTCTAATACTTGTTCTATTGATAAATTTTGCATTTCTTCATTTTCTTTCAATTTACCCAATATTTCTCTCTTTTCATTTTTTAGTTTAGGTATTTTATCTTGTTCGTCTTTATTAAACTCATTAATAAAATCATTATGTTTACCATCTAGTGTAACTATACTTTTTTTATTCACCTTTATTTTTTTGGTGGTTTTCGGTTTGAAACTTGGCATATATTGTACTTTATAAAAATAAACTGTATTTTTTAATTAGTTATTGTTGGAAATATTATAATTTTCATTGGTTTAAAATTATTTTTAGTTTTCTTGAAAATATTAAGGATAAATGGAAGAACCAATTCAAATCAAAATAAATATTGAAAATAAAAAAGATATTACTTTAGAAAATGAAAAATTTCATAAAATGGTATTTTTGTACAATGCATTGAATGATGGTTGGAAAATCAAGAAAAAGAATGATGTCTATATTTTTACGAAAAATCACGAAGGCAAAAAAGAAATCTTACACGATTCATATTTACTTACATTTATGAAGTCAAATTCGGACTTGAATAAAGTTGTTTCATAATTTTACAAGTTTGGCGTTGAATATTAGAAATATGAATTAATTAATTAAATTAAATTATTTTTCAAATATTTTTTTTCTTTAGCAATATTATAAACATGGGAGGCGGTTTAATGCAACTCGTAGCTTACGGAGCTCAGGACGTTTACCTTACTGGTAACCCTCAAATTACTTTTTGGAAAGTCACATA